TTGTTAGCTTGGCTCGTATGGAGGAGCGCATCATAACGCTCTTTAACCGTATGGATACATACGATGCACGTCAGCTAAACATGGAAGACCGAGTAGCTGATATTGAGAAAGTAACTATTAGCCGTGGTGCTGTGTTTAGGCTAGTAGATAAGCTCATTTGGATTGTAGTCGGTTTAGTGACAGCGGTTGTCATTGAAGGCGTCATAAAACGTTAAAGGGTCTTCATGAAACGGCTGACAGAAAGCGAATTTATAGAACTTTGGAACCAATTAAAATCACCCACATTAATAAGCAAGAAATTAGGAATTGATGTACGCAATGTGCATCAACGAAGGCGCAATCTTGAGAATAAATATAAGATTCGTTTAATATCCAACAGTCCAAACTCCCAAGAATATTACGTTCGTGACCACATGAGTAGAATGGATGTGGACATAGATAATGCGACCATTTTTGTAGCAAGTGACGCACATTATTGGCCCGATCAAATTTCCGTTGCCCATCAAGCGTTTGTGAAGCTAGTCAAGAAACATAAGCCTACTATCGTGATTATGAATGGCGATGCTGTAGACGGTTCTAGTATTAGCCGATACCCAAAAGCATCTTGGGCAACGGTTCAGTTACCGACTGTTAAACAGGAACTTGAAGCGGTTGCAGACCGACTAGGTGAAATTGAAAAGGTAGCGGGTAATGCCAAGCTCATATTCCCCCTGGGAAATCACGACATGCGCTTTGAAAGCAAACTTGCTAACCTTGCACCTGAGTACGAAGGCATAAAAGGATTCAGTCTTAAAGACCACTTCCCACGATGGTTATTCTGTATGTCTGTGATGATCAACAAAAACCTTATGATCAAACACCGCTATCACAACGGCATTCACGCAACATATAATAATTCCCTGAAAGCAGGCGTCTCGATAGCGACAGGGCATCTACATCGTTTACAAGCCACTATTTTTTCGGATTATGGTGGCACTCGTTGGGGCATTGATACAGGCACACTTGCCGAAACAGACGGTGACCACATGGGCTACGGTGAAGACAACCCGAAAAACCATTGTAGCGGGTTTGCAGTCTTAACTATTGTTAATGGGCGCTTAATTCAGCCTGAGTTTTGTGCTGTGCTTGATGGTCATGCATATTTTAGAGGTGAGCAAGTATGTTAGTACCCGATGCTAAAGATTGGTCTAAATGGTGGTCTATTAGGCTGTCAATTGTTGGCGGTTCCTTATTAACTTTTTTGGAGTTATTCCCGCATCATGTCGCTATTGTCATCAATTCTCTCCCGTCTGTTGTCACCGAAAACGTTGGAAGCGAAGTCCTTAAAGTCATTGGAATCGTCTGCATCGTTGCCAGCCCAATTGCCAGAGTCATCAAGCAATCAAAACTTGATAACGCAAACAACAAAGCAGATAAAACGGCATGAAGGCTTTGTTAGCAACGCTTATAAAGACTCGCTAGGTTATTTAACTATTGGCTATGGTCGGCTGATTGACAAAGCCAAGAATGGTGGCATTACTGAGGCTGAAGCAGAGTATCTATTGGCTAACGATGTTAATGGTGTCTACGAAGCTCTGAATCGCTCTATACCGAGCTTTAAGCAATTAAATGAGGCTAGGCAAGGTGTTCTATTGAACATGGCGTTTCAAATGGGTGTGCACGGTCTTATGCAATTTAAGAGCACATTAAACCTGATTGAACTTGGTGATTATGATGCCGCTGCTGACAATATGCTTAAATCGTTGTGGGCAAGCCAAACACCGAAGCGAGCTAATGAGATGGCAACGCAGATGAGGACAGGTCAATGGCAATCTGGTTAAGGTTCAAAGGGTATCTTATTGCTTTAGCTGGTGCTTTATTAGGCGTTCTCGCAATTTATTTAACGGGTCGCAAGCAAGGGTATGACTCTGCTGAAAATGCTATGAGAGAGGCTGATAATGCACAAGCAAGGAAGATTGAGGATATTGCAGACCGTGTTCGCAGGGCTGATGGTGATAACGCTACCGCTATTGAACGGTTGCGCTCTGCAAAAAGATTACGTGATTTGTAAATGATTCCACAATTTATTTTGTTTAATTCTGCTAATAGTACTATTGTGAACTCCATATAATTTTGCTAATACTTTATTTTGCTCTTTGGATTTTTTAATGTCATTTACTTGTAATTCTGTTAGTTTTGATGCAGATGATTGTTCTCCACGTTTTTGTCTGCTTCTATCAATTACATCTTGCATATTTTCCAAATGCGTTCCTTCTCTTAAATGATTAGGATTTACGCAACAGCGATTGTCACAAGAATGCAAAACCATTTTTGTAGGCCAAATTTCATTGTGTAACCAGTAAGAAACCCTATGTGCTCTACAATCTTTTTGATTGTTAAATTTTGGAACCATTCCGTAACCGTGCTGTTTATAACCTTGCCATTCCCAACAACCAGATTCAACTTTTTTTATCTTTGACCAAAACCAATTGTCTGCGTTTTCTTTTGTTCTATTTAAACACCCGTTTCTTTTTTTTGCTGCTGCCTCTGTTGCATAACTCATATCTTTTGAAACGCCACGTATTGAATCTGCGTAACATTTGTGGCAACAATATTTTAATATTTTGTAACTAAATTTAGCTTTAGATATTTCTGAATTACATTGAAGGCATAATTTCACAATGAAAACCTTATTAGTTTTGTGTTTTTCTATTTTACTTGTTTCATGTGCGTCAGTCAATGGCTCAGAGACCTCTAGGACAATTTGCAGAGAGCTAGAAAGGGACTTGCCTACCTATAGCGTTAAAGACACGCCACAGACCCTAGAATCGGGTGCAAAGTTCATTGAAGTATTTAACGCTGTGTGTGGTGTGGCGAATCCCCGATAAAGCACGGTACTCACACATTTGAGAACAAATAAAAAAATTAAGTTGCTAACACTTAATATTCGCCACATTTCTAAAAGTATATCAAACGGTTTAGGTATTTTTCTCATATACTTTAGCTATCACTTTACGAAAGTCAACTAAGTACACTTCATCGAGTGGGCTGCCTACTGCTTGTGCTATCTCGGCATCAGTTAGCCCTATCCACTCACGCATAGGCTCACTACACTTAACACAGTAAAGCGCATAGCCATCGCTTGTCTTGACGCCACACTCAGCGCAACCTTGTTCAATTAATTGCGAACAGGGATAACATAACTCAACTGTCATAAGCAAAGAAGTATTTTTACAACCTTTAGATAGGCATTTCATTTAACAATTAGCCTCATAGATTCACAAAGCCACCCTATACTTTTGCGGTGTGCTTCCTCCCACATCTCAATACGTTCCTGTTTGCTCATGTCTTTGCCTTGGTCAAGCTCTAAATGACAAACATAACAAAGGTACGCAATTCGATAATCATGTGCCTTTAAGCCCCTACCTTTTCCGTCTCGCAATTGATTGCTGTGAGCCGCTACTACATCATCGTGGTTACTTTTGCCGCAATGCATACACACAGGGCAATCTCGTGCCATGGCAAGCAACTTAGGACTTCGATAGATTCCAGATGACACGAATATTGTCCTGTAAGGTTTGTGCGGCTTTTTGACCACGAACTTTTGTAACAGACTCGATATAAAGCTGACGGTCATTTAGTTTTGGTAATTTTAAAACATGCCTAGCTTCACACCATGCTCGCCATTCCTCTGAGCTTGAATCTATTGTCTCACCCAGAGGAGTTTTGACTAGATTCAATTGCAGGTTGTGTTGCAGTTGCCACCAGCGTAACAGCAAGTCATGCAGTAGACTGTCTGACCCTTGACGGTGTAGCTGTGTGTGGTACAAGCAGCCCAGACTGCGGTGGCTGATAAAGATAGAAGGATTGCGGCTAAGAGTTTCATCTGTTGTGTTCCTGAAAGGATAGTACTTCATTAACAAAGTCCGAGAATTCCTCTTTGGAAAGCTCGGTAGTGGTTGCGTCAGCTTCAATTAACTGACCGTTCGGTAGTTCAATCATGCGACCAGACAAGTACCTCTGTTTGAAATATACATGCCACACTTCAGGGGTAAATGCCTTGCCGTTTAAAAATGTTGATTCTGCTATCTCGTGAACAGCAGTCCAGTAGAGCGAGTTTTGCTCAATAGTTCGATTTGCTTGCTTTATCTCAACTACATACCCATCTGGTGCTTGTGTTACCATTTGGATAACTTTAGACCTGTCTTTTGCAAGGGTTACTATTGCCTTTTTC